CATGGCTTGAATAAATGTATAAAATATATTTATACAAAATTTAATAATTTAATCATATGGATATAAATCAAATAAAAAAGTATCTACCAGTAGGATGGGATGTGGTTGATCTAATAGATCACGGTATAATCGATCTTGATATTATGAACGGAAAGATGATGGGGGAATATGTGGCTATGTTGATGATAAGGTCTTGGGAGAAGGCTACTAAGTCATATACCTTAACCAGTTTCTCGTTCCATGATAAAGATATGGATAAGTTGAGGATGTTGATAGGTAATGCTATAATGGCGGTAGGATATAGGAATAATCCTCTGACAGGAGATGGGAACACGGCGATCAAATAAAGGTGCTGAATATACTGAGAGAGGGATATTGGATATCCTTAACAGACAGTTCTTGGTATCTCCTAGATGGATTATAAACAACTTGTATGTCTATAACTGGGAGTCCGATTATCTGGCTATAACCAGATCCATGTACGCTTATGAGGTTGAGGTGAAGATCTCGTTGGCTGACTATAACAAGGATTTCGAGAAGGAGGGCAAGCACCAAGTAATGCAAGGCTGGTTCGAGGCCCGGAAGCAAGCCCTGTACGAGACCGGAGACTGGGTCAGGTACGGCCGCCCCAACTACTTCTACTACTGCGTTCCGGATGGGTTGGTTGATCCTAAGGACATACCTCCGTACGCCGGGCTTGCTTATGTTTGTGGCAGGAATTTGAGAAAGATCAAGGACGCCCCTATCCTGCATCGTGATAAATTTGATCCCGAAGCTTATAAGATGGCAGACAAATTCTACTACAATTGGTGGAACGAGAGACGTAAGGCCAGACAGATAGAAGGGAAGGATATGAAAGACGAGTTCAGGAAAAGCATGAAAAAGGTGAGGGAGAAGATAACCGTCGATGCCAAGATAAAGGCGATGGAGGCGTTCTGGAGCGTCTGCGATTATGCCTACTGGCCGTACGGGGGGAGAGGGGTGCCCGGAATGAGACCCGACTGTTCCGCTTGTGGTGAGGAATGTAAATTACAATGCCCGAAGGGAAAAGAATTTAAAAATAAAATACGATGAGCAAGATTAAAGATTTATTGGCAAGAGCCATTTCATTGGCGTCAGAGCAACCTATGAGCTATAAAGAGACGGTTGAGTTACTTGATGGTATAGATACGTGCAAGGTCAAGATCTGGCTAGAAGAAGGGGCTATATTACCTAAATATGCCCATGACAACGATGCCTGCATGGATCTGTTCGTTAAGAACATAGAACTTGACAGTGGTAGGATCATATACCATACTGGCGTGCATGTGGCGTTACCTGAGGATTATGAGATGGAAATCCGACCTCGTAGCAGCATCACTAAAACCAAGTCCATTATCCAAAACGCCCCGGGGACCGTTGACGAAGGATATAGAGGGGAGATTATGGTAGCGACTAGACGTATAGATCGTTATGGTGACCCTTCTTATTCTAAAGGAGATAAAGTTGCTCAGCTACTTATTCGTAGACGGGAACGCATCGTATGGGATCAAGTAGAGTCGTTAGAGGATCTTGGGGAATCAGAGAGAGGGAATGGTGGGTTTGGTAGTACTGGAAAGTGATTAATGCCTTATGAGTGGAAGAGTTAAGATAAAGTCCAAGGATAAGGATAAGAAACCTAAGATCAATGTATTTAAGGTAATAGAGAACCGGTTCAAGAATATGAACGAGCTTCGGGATCTGATCGACATGGATCCAAGGAAAGGGCTGGTCAGGATCCGGGACGGGGCCGGCTTTAGGGAGGTGGAGAGGGGCGGATGCCTGCACCGGAACTACCTTAACCTGTTGGAGGAAGAACTGGGCGCTAAACTATCAATAGATCTGATAGATAAGTATGTTAAAAGAAAATAGCATACCACCTGCCCTAGGTAATTCCTAGGGCAGATCCGTTTTATATACCGATGTGTCTACCACTATCTGGTTATCCAGATCCTCAATCAACTCAATGATCTCATCCCTTATGTCGTAAGAAAGCAAGATCGGGATTATGGTTAGCATAAAAGATAGTATGATTAAATAATTACAAAATCGATAGTAATTCATTGTAAAATCATAGAATTATTTGTATATTTGATATATTAAATGAATTGATAATGAGTCTAATAAAGCGTTCATATAAATATCGTATGTATCCGAACAAAACACAAGAAGAACTTCTTGCAAAAACGTTCGGATGCGTCCGTATTGTATGGAATGCTTGCGTTGACTCATTCAATTCATACGATAAAGAAACAAACCCTAATCCGAAATTCCCGACAAAGTCGGATCTTGTTATTGAAAAACCTTGGTTAAATGAAGTATCGGCAGCTACCTTACAGCAGAAGCAACGGGACTTTATCGAGTTCTCCAGACAGTACTTCAATAATAACAGGAAAGAGAAATTCGGTAGACCGAATTATAAAAATAAACATGACGACCAGTCGTTTAGGCTACCATCCCCGAAGTTTAAAGTTGTTGATAACAAGATAAGAATTGAAAAGATCGGATGGGTTAAGATTGTTATCGATCGTGAAATACCCGATAACGCTCGTTTTATCTCCTGTACCGTTTCAAAGAACCGTGATGGTCAATACTTCGTATCAGTTCTTGTAGAAACAGAACAGTGTTACAAACAGAAAACCGGCAAAACAGTCGGAGTTGATTTAGGGATCAAGACATTAGCTACATTATCTGATGGGATTGCTGTTGAGAATCCCCATTTTCTTTGTGAGAACCAAGCGAAGTTAAAAAGGATGCAACGACATTTATCAAGAAAGAAGTTAGGAAGTAATCGAAGAAATAAATGCAGGCTAAAAGTATCAAGACTTCATCGTGATATAGCCAACAAGCGTTCATGGTACATGCATAATTTGACCATGATGTTGGTAAATAATTACGATGTTATCTGCATTGAAGATCTAAATGTTTCCGGTATGCTACAGAGCCACAAACTTGCCGGTTCTGTATCTGATGCTTCTTTCTCGATGTTCCGTAACCAACTTGAATACAAGTGTAGGTGGTATGGTAAAGAACTGATTGTTATAGATCGTTTTTACCCATCCTCGAAAACCTGTTCAAGATGTGGCTGGAAGAATAAAGATCTGAAATTATCGGATCGAACATTTGTTTGTAAAGATTGTGGCTTGGAGATCGACAGGGATCTCAACGCCGCAATAAATATACAAGCCGTAGGAGTTGATGCGGCTATACGGACGCAGAGCAGCCGGGTTGCCAGTTGTGTTGAAGCGTCTAAAATGGAGTAGGATATCTTAGTTATTTCTATGATTTTCTATGAAATTTACAACTATGTCTCTAAACATGATTTTAGTTTTGTTCCAAAGATATGAATTTTTGATATCCGGTCAAAGACAATACCTGAGAAGCCAAAAAGAACGGGAGGCGGTGGTAGGACGGGGGAGGCCCGGAAGGACGAGGTCTCCCTCCTTCCCTTGGGATTACACTATCCTTACCGTTACTCGATAGTTACCACGAGAACTTTTCCCATAGGCATAAGATTCACATCCCGAACAAAGATCAGTTACTATACAATTATCGTTTAATACATAATCACCATCCCAAGTTACATAACTTTCATCTAAAACCTGAGTCTGTAATTCAGATCTGTAAGTGAAATTAATGATCTTCCCAGGATCTTCTATCACCATTACAGGAACAAAATTAGTTATCCTATTCCCGTATATCACCTTATTAGCCAACTCGCAATGCATACCCGAATTATATTGATACGTAAGGGTTCCCTCTATAATACCTCCACTTATGCCCAAAATAATATTGTACTCATTTTCCGGATTTAGATATTCTATCTGTCCTCTTATGCTTATAGTTTTTATCTTCTTATCGCGATATATATCAAGATAAGATCCGTTAAAACTATGTTGATATGTATCTCCATCAATATATATATCTACAGGATTAGGACACATGCTCTTGTCTATATTAATACGGTAGTGGATCTTACCGGAAGAAGAAGTCCTGCGCCTAAACATACCCCCTCCTTATCTGAGGGTTAAAATACCCCCCCCCACGAAGTTATATGTAATATATTGATACATGATTAAATAATTTAAGTTACGTACAAATATAATAAATTATATTAGATGGGGGAGGGAAGATACCAAGGAAGGGTGGCTGGCGTCATACCCGCCGGGAAGGCTATAAGGGATGGGAGCCAGCCCCGTTCTATTGGGTCAGTAGGGTGTATGATCACTCGATGTCACGTACAAATCGAACAGAAGAGGTTAGGCGCTTGTATCGGGTGAATGTGCGCCCATTGTTGAATAGTACGATCCATCCGGAGTTGGAGCTATGCTCTGAACTAGACCAATAATATCTGGTATCTAACGGCTGTCCACCAATAGCCAATAACGCGTTATTGACGCTAATCAAGTACATATATATCAATGAAAGCTGACCACATGATGGGATATACCAATCATCATATCCTTTAGCGTCAGCACTAGCTAAGAACGTATTAAGTACATGACCGGCTGTCGCATAGGAAGTATAAGAACCGCCACCAGTAGTCACCCCCTTTAATACATTGGAATTCGCTTTCCCATCCCAATCAGATAAAGCCCCATTCGTCCAGGAGCTAACATCATCCGGAAGATATGGAGTACCTTTGTATGAATCTTGCTCAGGTTTCAGGAAACCAAAATCATTGCTCCCGTCTACTTTGTCATAATTTGTAATGCCGGTCTGATCCGTACCATATTCACCCCAATAAAAAGAGTAAGTCTTGTTAGAAGAATCGGGCAAACCGGACGTGGCTGTTTTGTAGCTTTGATTAGAATCTTCATTCTTCTCAATCATGATCTTATGATCATCATGTACAATAGCTACGGATATACATTGATAATCCGCCTTTGACAAAGGTATTAATCTACCATCCTGTTTAACGGCATAAACGCCATTATCAACAGGGGATTTATAACTTGAATAAAATCTCCTCCTTATCATAAGAATAAATTTTTACGGAGGATATAAATACCCCCCCCCATCATGTATTTAACTTCTTTATTCATAATATATTATGTTTTAATTATATCGCAAATATAACAAATTAAATGAGATGGAAGGTGATATGGTTGTGAGGAAGTATGAGGGATATTCGGGGAGGATGATATGCGGGACATTATTGGAGAGATGAGGTGGGGTATGATGGGAGGGGGATATGCGGGACGGACCACCTCCCCGAAATCGGCCCGGCCGGGCTGCCGTTTTTGGTCCCACCCCCCCGCCTACAAAGGCTGGAAGACAGGAACGGCAAACGATCAACGAGCCGAAAAAAAGAATGCTTATTTTGTATTTAACTTGCTGATTATCAATCATATAAACCAATATTTTAATATATATTTACATTTGATTAGATTTATTACATATAATCGTCGAATTTTTATTGCAAAATATTTGTTGGACAATAAAACATGTAGTATATTTGCCCCTGTAAGATAACAGCATTAACAAACAAGGCGTACCAGGTGCCATTATAAGTCCTAAAGGTATAGGCAAAGTATATGATAAGTAAAGAAATTAACAAAGTACAGAATGAAGTTAAAAAATCAAACGAAAAGACATTAACAGGTGCAGTAAAAGCTTGGTGCAACCTGTTTAAATCTGGTAAAGAAATAAACGACATACTAAAAGAAAATGATATTAAAGTATCAAAGGAAGTCGTTCCCGCTTTGGTTGCTTTAGCTAAAGACAAAGAAGTAGTAATACAACTTTGCAAAGAAATACTCCCACGAGTAAATAATACGTTTTGCGCATACAAGGAAGTAGAGCGTGAATACTATGATAAAAACGAACAGGATAAAAACAAAAAGCTTAAAATGAGTGAAATAGAGGATATAGCGATACTAGGATCGTCTCATAAACGCTTTGGATATAATGAGCCTATAGAGTACGATTTTGGCATATATTACGAAACGTTTAATGGCACTGACAAACGTATTGTAAAATGCGCCGTGCCAATAAAGCGGTACACATTTAGTCTTATAGCAAAATGTATCACATATTACTTAACTCACCCTAAAAATGATAGATAGTATCATTTGCCCCTATATCTCTATATATAGGGGCGTTATGGTTGCACGTGTTTACCTCCTCGTGGCGCAGCTGGACTAAGACTAAAAACACACGATATTTGACATATTGATATAAGCATACACAAGTGGGTAGGGGTATAGCCGTTGGCGTTCGATAGCTTGTGTAAATAGGCCGCCTCTTAGCAATGTGGTTTAAGTTCGTATTCAGTCGCAATACGAATAGTTATTCTTTGGGCTTGTATCAAGACGGGTAATACGTCCGGTTTCCGGATAGGCCGTGTAAAACACGGGATATATTGGTGTATATACGCATGTATAGGGCGTATGTCCATGCGTTGTAAGAGTAGCACGCATGGAGTGTATAACGGTGTTATAACCGTGTCAATATATCAAAGCAATAGAGTTTAAGGTAGCTTAAATACTTATGCGCTATATGTAGTAGCAAAATAACAACCTTTACAAGGGTATTTAGTGCGGTTAAATTGACGGACAAAGTGCGCCTTGTCGGTACGTATCACGGGCAACGTATGTGCGTATTTGGTCTCGTTCGTTCGGGGCAAAGGGACTAATCCAAAGGGAATAGGGGGGGCGTGCGGGCGTTCGGCTGGCTGTATCGATAACGCCGGCCGTATTGTCTCCCGGCTTACCGTTTCTTATTGGTGCCATTTAAAACGAATAAATTATGTATAGGAGAAAATTTGACAATCTGAATAGAAAGCTAGCACTTAAAAAGGAAAAGGCTTTAGACGCTGCAAGAAAATCTCAAATTGAGTTCTACGTTGAGCTTACCAAAGAGCTATACAAGTCTAATAAATTAGATTGTAGTAGGGAATCTGATAAATGTAGGCGGAAACGTGTTAGTTACATGGCAAACAAATTACGGCAATAGATCGTTTGTTTTTATTTGATTTAAAGTTTGTGCCCTTTCGTACTGTAGTGATATAGGACGGGAGGGCTTTTTTGTGCCTATATTTTACAATAT